AGTCAATGCAGTCCTCGCGCAACTGCTTCGCGACCTGTGGGACGACTGGTGGGACCGCCCGGAAGTCACCTGGTCGCACGATTTCGGCAAGTGCCAGCAATTGCTGGCACGCAGCCTGTACCGCGATGGTGAGTCGCTGTTCCAGACGTTGGCGGGCCCGATCGATTTCCTCGATCACGGCTCGCTGGTTCCATTCTCGATCGAGATGATCGAAGCGGATCTGCTGCCCCTGGATTTCAACGATTCCAGGCGTGGCATCCTGCAGGGCATCGAGCGCAACGCCTGGGGTCGCCGGCTCGCCTATCACCTGTACAAGCGCCACCCGGGCGATCCGGACAGCTTCGCGACCGAGACCAAACGCGTCTCGGCGGAGTTCGTACACCACATCGCACTGATCGACCGCATCCACCAGGTGCGTGGCCTGTCCGTGTTCGCGAGCGTGATCGCTCGTCTCGAAGACATCAAGGATTACGAAGACAGCGAACGCATCGCTGCAAAGGTGGCTGCGTCGCTCTCTGCGCAGATCGTGAAAGGCCAGCCGGAGATGTACGCCACTGGCGACGGCCTCACCAGCACTGCCACCGTGCCCGCCGGCGAGTACCGCGCACTCACGATGCGCCCGGGTCTGATCGCCGATGACCTGTTGCCTGGCGAACGCGTCGAGCTAATCGACAGCAAACGCCCCAACCCGAACACCGAAACCTTCCGCACCGGCCAGCTGCGAGCTGCCGCCGGCGGCTTCGGCACGAGCTACAGCAGCCTGTCGCTCGATTACAACGGCAGCTACAGCTCGCAGCGCCAGGAGCTGGTCGAGAAGTGGGGCGGGTACCACAAGGCCGGCGAGTTCTATATCGCGCAGGTCGTGCGACCGATCTGGCGCAAGTTCGTGCAGGCCGCTGTGCTCAGCGGCCAGGTGCGCATGCCGCGTGGCTGGACTCTGCGCGAGCTCTCCGCAGCGACCTACGTCCGACCGGTCATGCCGTGGATCGATCCGAAGAAAGAAGCCGAATCCCGCGCGATGCAGGAAGACCGGCGCTGGGTCGCGCCGCAAAAGAACGTCCTCGAGATGGGCAGCGATCCCAACGACGTCCTGCAGCAACACGCCGAGTGGCAGGCGCATCTACGCGGCTTGGGACTCGAAGCCAAACCGCAGGCGCCGGTGGCGCCGCAAACCGAACCCGTGGAGACCGACGAATGAAAAAGCACCTGCTCTGCAGTGCCCTGTTGCTTGCGATGGCGGCCGGCGCCGAAGAGGCGACGCCGCAGCCCGTCCCGTCCGTACTTGCACTCAGCACCACGGGTCGCGAGGCGGAGATCCTGATCTACGGACTCATCGGCGACTTCTTCTGGGAAGGCATCACCGCACTTGGCATCGTGGAACGCCTTGCCGCTCTCGATGTCGACACGATCCGCGTGCGGATCAACAGCCGCGGCGGTGCGGTGGACGAAGGCCTGGCGATCTACAACGGCCTGCGCCGGCATCCCGCGCGAGTCGTCGTGGTTGTCGACGGCTCGGCCGAGTCGATCGCCTCGACGATCGCAATGGCCGGCGACGAGGTAGTCATGCCACCGGCCAGCTATCTCATGCTGCACGCGCCGTACACGCCGCAGGGCGGCAACGCGATCCAGAAGCGCGCCCAGGCCGAGATGCTCGACACCATCGCCGACGCGATGCTTGAGGCCTACGTGGCCAAGGCGCCGGAAAAGCGCGCCGACATCGAGGCAATGCTCAAGGACGGCCAGAACCACTACCTCACCGCCGCGCAGGCCATTGAACTGGGCCTGGCCGATACCACGAGCGAAGCGGCCGAGGCTATCCCGGCCACCGCGCAGGCCGCGGCCCTGTGCTCCTACATCAGCGCGATCGCTGCGGTGCCCGAGGTGTTCGCCTCCGGACTGCGCGGACGCATCCAGGCGACCACCACGCCACAACTTTTTGCCTCGCTCCCCGAGGTCACACAGCGGGCGGTTTTCGCCCATATCGAGGACCACTCCATGAAGCATCAGCTGCAGACCATCCTCGCGGCGGGCCCCACTGCCGCGCCGGCCGCTCCCGCGTCCGTTCCGAATCCGCCGCCCTCCCTGGCCGCCAACAACGATCCCGCCGTAGCGATCGCCGCTGCGATGACGCAGCTGCGCGAGCGCAACGCCGAGATCGTCGCTCTGGCGCAGCCGCACATGGCCAATGCCGATGTGCGCGCCTACGTCGACACCGTGATCGCCGCTGCGGACCCGGCCGTCACCGCCGGTGACGTCGGTAAGCAGATCCTCGCGCTGATGGCGAAGGGTCGCGAGCCGCTCAACGGCGGCGGCCACGTCGTGCCGGGGGCCGACGATCGCGATAAGCAGCGCACCGCTATGGCGTTGGCCATCGAGGCCCGGGCTGGTGGCGATCGCGCCGAAGGCTCCAACCCGTACCGGGGCCACACCCTGTTCGAGCTGGCGCGTGCCACCGCTGAGCGTGCCGGCGTCAATACCCGCGGCATGGATCGCATGGACGTGGTCGCTGCGTCGTTCACTCACAGCTCCAGTGACTTCCCGCTGCTGCTTGGCGACACCGCCCGCAAGGCGCTGCTGCGTGGCTTCAACGACGCCCCCGAGACCTTCCCGCAGTTCACTCGTCCTGTATCGGTTTCCGACTTCAAGGCGTCCACCATGGCGGGGCTGGGCCTGTTCTCGGCGCTCGATGTAGTGCCGGAGAATGGCGAGTACAAGCAGGGAACCTTCAGTGAGTCGGGTCAGACCATCCAACTGGCGACCTTCGGCAAGCTGTTCGGCATCAGCCGTCAGGCAATCATCAACGACGACCTGGGCGCGCTGTCGGCGGTGCCTCGCAAGATGGGCGCCGCGGCCAAGCGAACCGTCGGCGACGCTGTCTTCCGTGTGCTGACCTCGAACCCGACCATGCGTGACGGCGTGGCGCTGTTCCATGCCGACCACGCCAATCTGGCTACAGGTGCCGTGATCTCGACCACAACCGTCGATGGCGTGCGCGTGATCATGGCCAAGCAGGTCGATTCCAACGGCAACGTGGTCTACGTGCCTCTCAAGTACATCCTCACCCCGGTCGCCCTCGGCGGCTCGGCACGCGTCGTGCGCGACTCGCAGTTCGAGGTGAGCGGCAACAAGAACCTGACCATTCCGAATGTCGTGCGCGGCACCTTCGAAGTGATCGACGACGCCCGCCTCGACGCCGCCAGTGCTACCGCGTGGTACGGCGTGGCGGATCCCGACCTGGTCGACGGCATCGTCGTCGCCTACCTCGATGGCAAGCAGGAACCGTACCTGGAGAGCAAGGACGGTTGGAACGTCGACGGCACCGAATTCAAGGTCCGCATCGACGCAGCTGCCGCTGCCGCCGATCACCGCGGTCTCGCCAAGAACCCCGGCGCGTGACGGGAAGGAGCGGCGACGGGACTAACAGCCCCGTCGTCGCTCCGGACCTTCAGCAAGCCGCACCCATTACGCGTCAGCCACTCGGAGTACCGAAATGACGAACAAGTTCATCCAGCCCGGCAAGGTCATCGACCACACCGCCGGCTCTGCCATCAGCTCGGGCGACGCCGTCGTCATGGGCATCCTGCTCGGCGTGGCGCTGGGCGACATCGCCAGTGGCGATACCGGTGCGGTGCAGATCGAGGGCGTGTTCGAACTGCCCAAGCTCAGCACGGCCGTCATCACCAAGGGCGAGAAGCTGATCTGGGACGTGTCCGCGTCGCAGTTCATCGACGGCTCTGCGGCCACTGGCGATCTCGACGGCTGCGCTGTCGCGATCGAAGCAGCTGGCAACGGCACCACCACGGTGCTCGCCAAGCTGTTGCCTGGCAACGCGACGGTCACCGCCTGAGCCTGACGTGACCATTTGCCTCGCCATCTGGGGAACCCACTGCGCGCCGGACTCTCTCCCGGCGCGTAGTGGTGCGCTTGTGCGCGGGGTAGGTCACTGATGGCCGGCAAGCGCACAGACGCTGGTTTGCAGCGCGTGGCCGAACGCGTCGGCTGCGACGTCGCGGCGGTGAAGGCCGTGATCGACGTCGAGTCCGCAGGCGCGGGCTTTCGTGACGACGGCCGGCCGAAGATCCTTTTCGAGTCGCACATCTTTAGCCGCATGACCGGTGGGCGCTTCGACAAAACGCACCCGACGTTGTCGTCGCCCGGTCCGCGGCGCGAGCTCTACAAGCTCGATCAGTACGACCGCCTTTACCAGGCGTTGCAGCTCAATGGCGAGATTGCCGTGCAGTCCTGCAGCTGGGGGCTGATGCAGATCATGGGCTTCAACTGGGCCGGCTGTGGCGAGCAATCGCTGTACGGCTTTCTCGCCGCCATGCATCACAACGAAGACGCACAGCTCGCGCTGTTCGCAGGTCTCGTCGTCGAACGTGGTTGGCACCGCGCTCTGCAGAAGCACGACTGGGCCGAGTTCGCCCGGCAATACAACGGCGTGGGCTACGCCGCCAATCACTACGACGAAAAACTGGCCGATGCCTATGCGAGGGCAACGAATGGACGTTGAACGACAGCCCGATGGCCACTGGCATTTCAAGCTTGGTCCGGTCGAGCGGTGGGTAGTGGCGGCCCTCGCCACTCTGCTCATGATCGCGCTCGGCTTGATCTTCACCAGCGTCACCGGCGAGCTCAAGGCTCAAGGCCAGCGCCAGGACGAAACGAACAAGACGTTGCAGACCGTCGTCACGCAGCAGGCGGTGGCCAACGGGCAGATGGCCACGCTGAGTGCGCAGCTCGCTGACGTTCCCGCGCTGACCCGGCAGATGGCGGAGATCCGCGTACGCGTGGATCGGCACGACGAAGACATCAAGGAACTGCGCCAGGTGCGAGGGTTGCGATGAACAACTGGTTCAAATCAACCCTCGGGATTTCCGGCGCCGGGCTCATCGCGCTGATCGCCCTGTACGGCAAGGGATTCCTCGATGCGGTGCAGGCGGCGTTCCTGTTCCTGTTCAACCTGGCGCAGGACGCGCCGCTGGGTGTGGGTTCGTTCGCGCTGGCCCTGGCGCTGGCGGTCGTCGCGCAGGCCTTCGTGTCGCGCTTTGCCGCCACGCTGCCGTGTCCAAAGTCGCGCGAGTTCTGCACCGCGTCGCTTGGCCTGCTGATCGGCACCGGCGTGATGTGGCTGCAGCTGCACAACCTGGACGGACTGCTGCTTGGCCTGCTGGCCGGCTTCAGTTCGCCGTTCGTGTACCTGTCGATCGCGGCCGTCGTGAGCTTGCTCGCGCGCACTCTGCGCAAGGCGGACGCGGAATGAACGTCGATCCGATCAAACCTTACGCCGACCTCATCCGCATCGGTCTGATTGTCGGCTTTCTGGTGGTGTTCGGCGGTGCGTCCGCCGCTGCCGGCTACCAATTCGCAGAGTCCGGCAACGTCAAGAGCGAGGCCATCAAAGACAAGCGCATCTTCAGCCTGGAGGCCAGCCTCGGCGATTTCATCACGCTCTACGACCGCGTAAACGCGGCGACGCAGGAGCAGCTGAAATTCGCCGAAGACCAGCGCAAAGCCGACAAAGAGGCGGCCGCCGTCGCGCTCAAAGGCGAGGAGCTGGCGCGCAAGGAAGCCGACCAGTACGAAGCGCGCTGGATCGAGGCCGCAAAACGCAAGCCGGATTGTGCCGCGCTGCGCGCCATGAACATGGAGGCCGTATGCGGAATTCCGCTGCGCTGACATTGCTGCTCGTGCTGGCCGGCTGCCAGAGCTGTCCGGTGCCGAAGGCACCCGAGTTCGTGACCGTGCCGATCGAGAAGTATCGGCCGATGCCGGCGTGGGCGCTGCAGCAGCTGCCCGAGGATGCGCCACGCGCGAACACCGTGGGCGAAGCCACGCGACTGGCCAGCGAACGCTTGTCCACCATCCGTGCTGAGAACTGCCGCAAGCGCCTGCTCGCGCGCCTGGACAAGGGCGAAGCCGTGAGCGCAAAGGAGTGCGAGCGGTGAGCGAAGCCGACGCCATCTTCGAAGGCATGGACGACGATCTGTTCGTCGCTTTTGGCGACGACGGCACCGTTCAGCGCGGAGCGGCTGCGGCCGTTGCTGCGCGTGTCGTGCTGACCCGTGGCGTCGAGAAGCTCGGTGAGTACGGCCAAGTCGTGGCGCGCGTCACCACCGCGATGTTCCGCAACCGTGAGTGGGTGCCGGTGAAAGGCGACGTGCTCGTCGTGGCCGGAGTAACACGCAAGGTCGACACGATCGACAGCGATGACGGCCTGGTGACGGTGGCGGTGCTCCATGGCTGAGACCGCCCGCGTCTGGCAGATTCTCGAAACGCTGCAGGCGCGCCTGCAGGGGATCAGCATCGCCAACGACTACCGTACCGACGCCGGGGCCGACGTACGTCTGGAAGAGTCGAGCGAAGAGGTTTCGCAGCGCATCACGATCATGGCCGCTCACCGGTCGCGTCCGGATGATGCGCGTTCGAAGGGCGAGCGCGAGTTGGTGGTCATCGTTGAAGCTCAGGTGCCAGTCGAGCTCGGCAACGCGCAGGAGCTGGTGATCGCAATCGACGAGGACATCGAGCAGGCGCTGGATGCATTCCTACCGCAGCCAGCATCGCTCCCGTTGGAATTCCGGGAGTCCATGTACCTGAGTCGCCCCGACGGCGTTCCCGCGATGGTGCTGCAGCATCAGTACGTCACGAGGTTCCGCCGATGAGCACGCCTGACTTCGGCGTCGCCGGCGGCCGCCTCACGCTGAACTTCGACGTGCAGGGCGCGCTGGAAACATCGCGCGCGCTCGGCGTGCTGGCACGCCAGTTGCCGACGTTGCAGAAGCGCGGCATCGGCACGCTGCGCCGCCGTCTGCCCGTGCAGGCGCGTCGCGACATCCAGGCCGAATACAACATCAAAGCCGGGCGCCTCAACAAAGACCTCGGCGCCACGCAAACCGCCAACGGCCTGCGCCTCACCGGTTACTTCCGCGGCATCGGGCTGCGCAACTTCGGTTCGCGGCAGACGCGCTCGGGCGTCACCGCGGCCGTGTTCCGCGGCAAGCGCACGTTGCGCGAGGGCGCCTTTCACGCGCGCCTGCTCGGC